ACAGCGACTTCATATGCCCTAGGGTGCCCAGACTCCTGTGCCACCTCTAGAGCGCCGTCTAGCGCCTCTTGTCCTTTGCTGATGAGGTTGTATAGTTGACCTCTACTATATTTGTAGTCTTCTCTTTGATCATCTTCAGACTTGTCCGGTACTTGCTCGGTAACATGCTCGGTGACTTGCTCGGTCTCCGCCTTGGTGATCTCTCCGGCATCCATCTCGATATCGAAGATCTCTTCCATATTTTTTTCAAATTTATCATCCATGGTTCTTTAAAAGAAGTTTTCAACATCACCGCTAAATCCAAAGTCATCAGCAGGTCCTAGTAGTAAATCATCAGCTCCGGGTGGATCACCGATACCTTCGACTACACCATCATTATTTAAGTCTGTTTGGGCGACAGGTGTGTATGTTAATCTAGTAGATCGATCAGCAACACCAACCTCACCTTGACGCTCATAAATGATAGCCTTTCTAATAATATCGGCAGTGTTGAAGGGACCGTAGATATAAGATTTAACTGTAAATCTCAATGTCCAATTTAAATATCTTCTTTGGTTAAAGTTGCCATCCCATTCATCCGAATAGTCAACACTGTTGAGGAAAATAGCAACATCTCTTTTCTCTCCCATATCAGGGATAAAGTTAATTGTGAGATTAAATTGTGGTTGAAAATACGGTAAAATTTGCTCTATTAATTGTAATCCATCATCTTGATTTCTTGCTAAAATACCTAACTCAAAATCAATATTGTATGGTACTGGAACAAACTGTGCTCTTACCTCGTCACCATTATCTGTAATGATAGTCTGGTATTTTTGAATGGGACTAGTTTTTCTACCGCCATCATAAGAGATGCCAGTCATCTCAAAATACATTCTGGGCAAAGTAATAGAAGTTTTACTGAGATCTGGATTCTCTTCTAATCTTGTTAAGAACTTTTCTTTTGGTGCGTATGCCAATCCAACTTTCTGTTGTCCTAGAACTTTAGTAGGATCTTGGGGATCAATGTCCTTTACAGCTAAGTTGTTGAATAATGTTCCAAACCCAACAACTGTTTTTTTAATTGCCTGGTTATAAAAATGAGCGCCTAACATTAGATTATATCATCAAGGTTTCCTACTTCGCCAAACGGATTCAATTCAGTAAAATCAAGAATTTCATCGGCAGCGTCTTCTATGTATTTATTATCATCATATTCTGAGTTTGTATCATCAATGTACACAGTATTATCCTGTGGTCCGATGATCCATACACCATCAGTTCTGACCGTGCCAGAGAACAAGTTAGTGCTATCTTTCAGTACAGCATACTCAGGATCAAAGTCACCTGTCATGTTGATAAGTTTGAGTGCTTGTTCTGGTGCATCCCACTCAGCAACCTCAGCAAAGATTCCGGTTGGGATGTATACTGGTCCTGCTCCTACCGTGTGGAATTCTACAGTATCTCCGTCGTAGTAATTGCCGGTGCCACCATCCTGTAAGAATAATGTTATAGCAGAGTCTCTCTCCGCTTCAATCTTATCGATGTCTGGAATACCAGTCTCGATGTCATCATTACCAATCTCGGCAATCTCACATGTCATTGTGTAGAAATATAATTTTCCTAACTGATAGAATGGTGCTTCTCTTTCGACAAACTTGATCTCGTATAGATCACCTGTCAATGGAAAAAATACAAGATCTCCCTCATTAGGTCTATTGTCTACCTTGATATTAGGAAGTCTGGTATACTCTTCATCCCACCTTCTAGCAGATATAGTGAAGGTTATTTCGTCAGTAACTCTTAATCCAAACTTAGAGATAAACTCAGACTGAGCACCAAAACCTTCTACGTTCTGTAGCATAGCTTCGATAACAATCTTATCCTTATACTCAGAATAGATTACATCATTAGTAAAATTCTCAGTGTAAGTTGTTCTGTTGATATAATAGATATCTGTTCCGAACAACTTGATCTGCTCATCAACTAAATCCTGATACAGGTTAGTTTCGCTGTTGTTATTTTTGTAATTCTGTGGGAAGTAGTGACTGGTAGGCATTTTATCCGATCATGTCCATAGGTGGAAGTTGATATTCATCACGTAGTTTTGATTCCAGCATAAGAATTTCTTTTTCGGCATCCTCATATAACTGACGACCGTTCATTGTAATGCCACCGGGAAGTTGAACATTGTTAAATTTAATCATGTTCTGTCCCCATTGTCTTTTAATAAGAGCAGGAGCATATCTCTTCAACCAACTGTCATTCCAAACTTGACTCCAATCAGATGGATCTAGTGCTCTATGACAATCAATTAAAATGTATTGTCCTTCTTTAATACGATTAACAGATATATCTAAGTATAATCTGTCTTGCTTTTTATTAAATCTATAGTTAACTAGATTACCTGTATTGATAACCATGTCTAAAGTTTCAAACCATTGCTTAATCATGTAGTAGTAAGACATGTCAAAGTTAGAGAATGTATATCCAGAGTTAACTGAGAATACATCCATTAGAAAATACTGGTTGGCAAATCCCCACATCTCGTTATCCGACAATCCGGATGAGATTCCGTATACTTTAGATACCCCAATCACATGATCCGGGATAGGAAAAAAGTTACCTCTATTCTGCCATCTAGAATCACTTTGAATAGAATCAATTCTAATCCTAGCAGAAGTATTAGTACCAATAGTTAATTCATCCCCTACTACATATCCCTGACCGGGTTCATTTATTAGAACTTCAGTTACCACTCCACCAGTAACTTTAATGTCAACTGTTAAACCTGATCCAGTACCAGTAACACCAGCAGGATAATCAGTAGCTACATTTGTTTGCTCTCCGTCAAGATATCCAAATCCTGTACTTGTTACAGTGTAAGTTACTCCACCATCATTTCCATCTTTTGTATTAATAAATTCTGCTCTGTTAAATCTCTCTACATCATCAGCAGTAACAAGGTGCTTAAGGAGCATTCTTTCAACACCATCAAAATGATACTCCTGGTAGAGTTGAATAGCATCATCAATTAGATCATCAACTTGATCATCATCAACGTTGATTTCTAACACTGGTGCTCCCAGTTTCCTTAAACAGTATTCTGTGAACTCGACACGAGTTGTTGGTTGTGCCATCCTTGCAACCTATTTTTAAGTATTTATCAGATCCATATAGCTCGGGACTTACCGGGCGATACAGCATCATCTAGTTCTGCTACCCATTCTACATAGTCAATTAACAAGAAAGCTCTGTTAGATGCCCTTCCTGTTCCACCGTTAGATTGTATAACTAAAACTTCAATCTGACCATTAGTTCTTCCGCTAGCATCCCAAGTCATCGTAGCAGTTCTTTCAGTTGTATTATTAGCGGGTATAGTTGTTTGGGTAATAACATTACCAATAGCATTCCCGTTTTCACTTAACTGTAGACCATACTCGATAGCGTTATTTCCGCCATCCCCTACTACGACTACATTAAATCTTTGAACTCCTGCTCCTGTTGTTAAGGTTCCATTACCTCCAGTGGCAGCAGGAAATCCGAATCTAGCTTCTACGTTTCCATTGTTGCCAGCAACTGTGTAAGTGGTATCATCAGTCTTGTAATCGTATGGGTCGTTTGGGTTGAGTGGATCGAAATCATTAACAACGCTAACATTGTTGATAGCGGTAAAACTATTTGCTACTACTGTTGTTGTTGCCATATCAATCAGGTCTCATAATAAGTGCCATTGTAACATTGGTCTGGGTAGTATTACTTTGAACATCAAACTGTAAAACATCACCAGCTGCTACAGAGATATTTAACACACCAGATTCAGCAGTAAAATCAGTTGCTCCTAATGAAGCACCTGTGATAACTGTGCTGTATGTCGGAGCTGCTGGGGGAGTAGGAAACGTTCCTTGATCCACATTAATACTAAAGGCAGCAGCTGCTTCTCCGATTAACTTCCACCCAATAATAGTATAAGCAGCATCTACATAAACAGTTCCTCTAACACCCAAAGCAACATACGCGGGTGTTGATGGATCCCCACTGTCCATTACAAAGTTTAGTGTCTTTGTATCAGCTACAAACTTAGCAACCGTAGGGTTAGCTACAGAATATTGTAGTCTACTGATTACACTCGGTGGAGCAGTTGGTAATGTAATGGTATATGGTGTGGATACAGTAGCAGGAGCATTAAAACGTACTGTTCCGCTTGTTGATCCAGTCAATGCTAAATCTGTACCGCCAGACAAGATAACATCACCAGTACCATTAGCATCTAAGTTGATGTTACCATTAGTATTTGTAGAAGTGATGCTATTAGTAGAGATATCAATGTTTGTAGTTGATAAAGAAGGAACACTTAGGATATCTGTAGTTTCATCGTAAGCAAACTCAGTAGATCCTGTAAATAATCCACCTACATTATATTGAACTTCTCTAACACCAGAAGCACCAGCCCCACCCGGATCTTGGTTAGTTCCTGATGGTGTACCCCACTCCAAAGACAATGCTGTTGTAGATGGTGTAGGAGATGCTGATACGATTAGAGCAGCTCCAGCAGACGCTGTACCCTGAACAGGTAAAGTGTATGTAGTGTTTGCTGTATATGTAGGACTTGTTAGTGTTAGAGTTCCTGTCCCATCAGAAAAAATAATGTCGCTTTCTGTTGTAAGCGTACCAGCACCAATACTGATATTAGTGCCATCTGTGGTCATCGTAGATAGACCAGCAAATCCACTAGCACCATCATTATACTGGAAAGTTCCGCTGGTGCCTCCGGAAGCAGCAGTAACAGTGGTCCATGATGTCACACCATTACCATCGGTTGTTAGCGCCTGTCCTGGGGTTCCTGTGCCGTCTGGTAGGGTGAATGTATAGTCTGCTGTTACTGCATCTGGTGCCTTAAATGTGATGGCATTCTCGCCATTAGTTGAACCCTCAAATAAGATAACAGCACCACCGTCAGCAGCAACACTACTGATAACTTCTGGGTTAAGTAATATCTGACCTCTTGATTGTGTCATGCTCCTGCCTCCTCCCAACGTAGAACAATATCAACATTAGCCGCAGCACCGGTATCTAGATTAGTGACGTAGATAATCAAAACTTCTGGTCCATCTGGATATACATTATCACCACCCTGAACAGAGTTTTCTAAGTTCTTTAAATTACTTAGATCATATTCTGTAGTTCCAGTACCTTTATTGAAGAAAGTAAACAACAGGTCGGCATTTGTTGGTGCTGTATTTGTCGTTAATATTCCCCCGGCAGTAGCAATCTCAGTAAATGTTTGTTGGAATGTTTTAGCACCACCAATAGTTTGTCCACCGGATCTAACATAAGAAGGAGATCCTAAGTTAGATGGATTCAATAGACCAGTAACTTCAATCTCGTTACCATCAACATTAGTAACCTCAATAGAACTTAATCTAAGTTCTTGTCTGTTGATGATTTCTCTAACACCAAATCTTTGTGGGAAAGAGTTAGATACGGCAGGACATAATCTAAATGCCAATACAGATTCACTATCATCAGTAGCAATCTGAGATGATACTTTGTACGAGAAAACAAATCCAGGAACCTTATCAAATCCACCATCCATACTAACCGAAGCACCCCATGACTGAAGTCTTCCGGCAAATGTAGTTCCTAACAATAAAACAGCAGATTTATCTGGGTGAGTCCATGAGTTGTTGCTTCCTTCAAAGGCACTAAATGTACCTCCAGATCCGTATGTAACACCATTTAAAGTTTTTTCGTATGATGTTCTTCTAACGCATCCAGTCAATTCATTTGTTGTTCTATTTACACCCGTGTAACTAATAACCTCAGTCTCTGTATTTGCTCCGTTTAAAGAAGTAATACCAATAATTTCTGGATATCCTGCTACAGGATCAGGGAAGTAAGTAACGTCATTTAGTTGAATAGTGGTATCGGTAGATACAACTTGTCCATCTAAACTACCAAATCCACCACAGTTTGTAATTTCATATCTAGATGGTAAATTACCAGATCTCAAATATGCTTTATCATAAATGTTATGGTTTGGCATACGGTGAACTTTAATCCACTCTCCCAAAGGACCACGAATCATAAAATCAATAAAACCAGATCCATACCAAGAATAGTTAATACCTACCATAGAGGTATATCTATTTCTAAGAAGGAAACCAGACGGACCTGATCCATCACAAGTATCATAGTTCCAATCTTCCTGTGGAATTCTTAGAACTTCCATCTTGGTAATAACAGCATCATTTACAGCAACAGGGAATCTATTTGTTCCTGTAGCAATAGTTAAAGAAGTATCACTAGCAATACTAGTAACAATAAATGATGCTCCTCTAATAACAATGATATTGTTTACCATTAGTTGTTCGGTAAACTTAGTTCCAGTTCCTGTTACGGTATGTCCACTAATAGAACATGTTCCCGCTAGCTTTCTAGTAGTAGATTTTCTACAAAGGTTAATCTTTCTTCCATCATACTCCCAGAACATACCATTCTGGTCATCAAATAGTCCAGCACGAATAGAAGAACCAGACCATTCATCAACAACAAATCTAGCATCGGCACTGATAACAGCAGTGCCAGCACCAGGAGCAGAAAATCCAATAGGTTGAGCTTCAAAAGTTTCTGATCCTGTGATGCTAGTAACAACATACTGTCCATAATATCCAGAAGTAGTAATACCCTCTAAGAAAATCTTACATCCTTTTTGTAGTCCATGAATTTCTTCAGAAGTAATAGTAACAGTTGATCCATCAGAACTAGCACCGATACATTGTAATGTAGGTTTGAATGAGAACGCGGTGCTCCAGAAAATACCTTTACCAGATTGATATCTGAAGTAATCTTTTGTTTGTCTTACAACTTTAAGTCCATGAATACCTAAACCAGTTCCGATTTCGGATCCACCATCAAACGGACGACTAGTAGCAAAACTAGAATTTCTTCCATAAACTTTAACATTGCCAATAGGATTAGTAATAGCACCATTTGGTACGGCAGTAGTATTGGGCGGCGTTTCGTATGTAAACTGAGTAGCATTGATTACCTGCTTAACAAAGAAACTACCCTCATAAGAATCAACAGCTGCAGGAGTTGTACCATCAAATACTAAAATCGGAGATCCTGGAAGCATACCATGAGCATCAGCAAAGGTGGCAGTCATCAATCCTGGGGTCGTGCTACCTCCATTACCATCTCCAACTAAAGTAGAAAGGACAGGAAGTGTCGCCCCGCTAAAAATATCACCAAGTCTTATTTCCTGGAAATCGGTTGTAATGTCACCAGATGGAACTGTTCCTACTGCTTTATATGTAAACGAAGTTCCGTTGCCAGTTTCACATAAGTAGTTACCATTTGCCAAAGCATATTTGGTTCCTTTAATAGAGATAACTTCTCCTGCCAAGGGACCACCAGACGCAATCGTTCCTGTAATCGTAGATGGTGTTGCTCCGTCAGATGACAATCCAGTTAGAGTGATAACATCTCCACCGTAAGCATAGAATGTTGGATGGTTTCTATTATATCCAATGTTCTCCCACTTACTATCTTGTAGACCTAACTCAAAGTCTGTATTAATGAGTGACTGTGGGTTAGACACTCTCATTCTTTCGACAGCATCTAGACCATGATCCCATGGTCTAAACTTAGTTCCAGTTCTATAGTCATCAATGAGAATAGACAACTGATCTGTATCTGCCATTCCCGAAAGATCAGCATCTAGTGTAAATACACAGGTGCCATCAATCGACCATGGGAAATCCGCATCAGGGAAAGTAGGATCTCCTGGCCAGATATGTTCGTGTGATCTAGCAGATCCTTTTGATGGATCAAATTGACTGTAGATAATCTGTCCTCTATCTACATTGGTAATCAGTACAAGGTTTTTCTGTTCAACGTGACCAGGAATCTTTACTGTTTTTGCTGATACGTCAAACTTGTAGACTTCTTCTTTTCTTTGTGCCACTTCAGTTTCCTCCTAATGCTATGGCGTAAGCGATCGCTCGTTCGTCTGTCACTCCATAGTTAGCAGGAGTATTTGCTCTTTTGTACGCAATACCAAAGAATGCCTGCCCTGCTTTAGGTGCTTTGGCAAACGTGATTGCTAGACCAGGACCAGCACCGATATTAAATCCAGTGCTTCCGCCGGTATCTGGTTCCTGTAAGATACCACCAACCGAGATCAATAAGTTTCCAATCTGACTGTTGATATCATCATTTGTTAGATTTACAGCAGACACATCAATATTGAATGTAGTTGTTACTCCATTAAATCCACTGGAGATATCATCTACAACTGTTGCTTCTACTGTGTCTCCGCCAATCTTTACAACCGAAGTATCATCTTTCTGTACATACAGATCGCCGTCAGCGGTGTTGATGGCAATCTGCCCGATGGGAAGCTGCCCTGTTGTTGGGACCTTCCCAGACTGAGAAGATCGTATGTGTTTAACTCTTGGTACTGCCATTATTAGGTCCTATCTAGGTTAATATGACCCACCATCCTTATCTGTAGAGACAGACTTTTTACGGGATGTGGTCTTGGGCGAAGCATTATCTAACGCCTCTGTAAGCGCCCTATCTAATACTTTGATCTTTGCTTTTAGCGCAATGATCTGACTCTGGCATGAATGAAGTTCTTCAGTCATTACCTCTACGAGGGTGCCATAATCTACTTGAACTTCATTCATACCAAAATCTCATATAGATCTATTTATCAATACTCACCACAGTCGATTGTGACGTTGGAAAGATATCTACCAGCAGGTTGTCCTGTGTAATCAACGTTGCCAGCAAGGTAGCTAATAACTGCTTCATTGGTTCCGGCAGTATCAGTTACATTGTACTGGAGTGCTAAGAAAGCAATAGGAGTAGGAGCAGCATCACCACCCGATCCAGTAATCGCTGTAGTACCAGCAACAAATACATCAACTCCTTCGTCGAAACCAAAGAATACGTTAGTGGAATCTCCACGCTCGACGACAATACCAGCATCAGAAGTAGCAGCGGGAGTTCCTGTAGCACCGTTTGCTAACTCAAGGATTCTATCTGCAACTACTGTATTTGCTGTAGAAACAGTAGTAGTTGTTCCGGTAACAGTTAGGTTGGCAGCGATGGTTACGGTAGTTCCATCATCAGTAATAGAACTATCAACTAACTGAGATCCATCCCACTTCAAAACATCGTTTGTCGTCAAGCTACCAGCATTGGCAAGCCCTACGGTAGGAGCGGTGGCAGTACCTCCGATAGCAATACCAGCACTTGCTGTAGCAGCAACAGACTCTACAACAACACCAGTGCTGGACGATGTTAAAGCAATCGTACCATCAGCATTAGGGGCAGTTAAAGTTCTTGTTGTAGCGGTAGCAATACCAGCAGCGTCAAACTGAAGAACTTTAGTAGCATCCCCATTGTCTACAATACTAGTAGTAGAGTCTTGTAGAGTTTTGTTTGTTAGTGTCTGAGCACTTGATAGATCAGCAGTTACAGATGTATCAATTTCGATAGTATCAGGATTAACAGTGATACCATTACCAGCACCCACATTAAATGTAATTGCGGAAGGAGATCCTTGGTTGGTGGTGAAACTTCCGCCATCAGCAAGACCAGCACCAGCAGTTAAAGTAACAGTGGAGTCGTTAGTAGTTCCAGTAGTAGACCACTGTAAGTTACCATTAACATCTGCTAGGGCTAATACATCTCCAGCGCCACCAACGGCAGAAGGTAATGTAAGAGTGTAAGATGTAATAGTTCCAGCAGCAGGAACATCAATAGCGATAAAATCAGTACCAGTGTTAGTATCTTCGTTAAGTGTTAGTACAGCAGAAGTAGAAGCTCCTGCCTCAGTCAACATTGCGTTAGCAGCAGAAGTTGCTCCTGAGTCAGCAACCAACTTAGATGATGTTGCTCCGTCATCACCAACATAAAATTCGGTGATACCAGCATACTTTCCTTGGTCTGTATTATAACGAACAACCGGTTCACCTGCTACTGTATTAGGTACAGTAACTGGAGATGCTACAGAAGTAGTTCCCCTTTTTAACTTTAGTGGAGGTGCAGCCATTTACTTTCCTTATAGACAATATCTCTATATCTATTTAGTATGTTCCGTAATCTAATGCATCATCTTGAACTTCATCTGCTAGGTCAGTAACTTGTGAAGCAGGAACATACTCATGTCTTTTCAATGAATCGTTCCACACCAATAGATATCTATCTTGCTGAGATGCTGTATCTACGTCTGTTAAACCCGAGATAGTATTTGGTGTCTCATTGACATCAACGATTCTCTTTTGCTCACGTCCAAATACATCGACTGTAATTTGAAACTTGCTCATAGAACTCCTGGCGTTACGGTTAAAACTCCCTCGATATATCTGTCTGTGCTGCCAAAGGTATCAGTTACATTCAGACTATAAACATACCTCCCTGCTTTCAGGGCAGCAGTATCGGCAGCAGACAACGACAACTGAACTAATCCTAGATCTACAGTGTCAATAGGTATAGCAGCATTTAAACTATACTTTGTTGTTGTAGAATAGTAGTTCCTAGCAAATTGAGCAGACACCGAGTAACCTGCTAAGTTGAGAAAACTATTGCTCTCGTTCCTTAGATTGAACTCTACAAGGAAGTCTGCTCCTTGCTCTACAGTTAGATTAACTGGTACTGCCGTTGCCATTATGTACCGGGATTACGTCTCAGTATTATTTATCTCCTCAGGTTCTGCTGCCTCCAGCATATCTAAAGTTTCTAGACCACCCCTAACCTTTAGTTTAAAATCTTGAAGATTTTTCATACTATCTTCAAGTTCTTTTTCTTTCTCTAAGATCTGTTTCATTTGATCTTCTAATTTTGCTCTAGCTTCTTTGTTATTCATTTTAACATATGTT